ACAAAAGCTATGGGCGCTAACGAAAGCACAAGCGGAATGAATATTTATACCATTGACTTTGAGACGTTTTATTCTCAAGCCTATTCTTTATCTAAGCTGACGACAGAGGAATATGTACGTGGTGCTGAGTTTGAGGTGATTGGAGTATCCGTAAAGGAAAATGATAATGAGGCAGTATGGTTTTCGGGAACTAAAGGTCAAACCAAAAAGTTTTTGGAGTCGTTCAATTTCAAGGAACACCTTGTCTTGGCTCACAACACTATGTTCGATGCCGCTATTCTTACTTGGCATTTTGGGATTGCTCCTCGTGGCTGGCTTGATACACTTAGCATGGCTCGTGCAATACATAGCACAGAAGTTGGTGGTAGTTTGGCAAAACTTACTGAGTATTACGGGTTGGGGCAAAAGGGTGACGAAGTCCTCAAAGCGCTAGGTAAGCACCGACTAGATTTTACCGAAGAAGAACTGGCACTTTATGGTGAGTATTGTAAGAACGATGCGGAACTTACATACAAACTATTTAACTGCATGTCACCAAACTTTCCACAACACGAGCTACGCCTAATTGACTTAACCATACGCATGTATAGCGAACCATCTTTGTATCTGGATGTCGCCGTTCTTAAAAGTTATTTAGAAAACTTAAAGCACGAAAAAGCAAAACTACTTGATAACCTTGGATTAGAAAACCGTGACTCGTTAATGAGTGGCGAAACCTTTGCAGAAATGTTAAGGATTTTAAATGTTGTACCACCTAGAAAGATTAGTCCTACAACAGGCAAAGAAGTTTATGCGTTTGCTAAGAATGATGAGGAGTTCAAAGCCTTACTAGAACACCCTAGTCCAGCAGTACAAGCACTCGTAGCCGCTCGTTTGGGCGTTAAGTCTACGCTAGAAGAAACAAGAACTGAACGATTTATTAGTATTGCCGGCAGAGGCTTATTACCTATACCCCTACGCTACTATGCGGCACACACAGGCAGATGGGGTGGCGATGACAAGATCAATATGCAGAACTTGGGTCGCAAGTCTACATTAAAACGTGCAATCGTTGCGCCTAAAGGTTACAAGATGATTGATGCTGACTCATCACAGATTGAGGCTAGAACGGTTGCGTGGTTAGCTGGTCAAGATGATTTAGTAGATGCGTTTGAAAGAGGTGAAGATGTATACAAAATCATGGCTTGCGCTATATATGGCAAGGTCGAAGAAGATATATCGCAGAATGAACGGTTCGTTGGTAAAACGACCATACTTGGGGCTGGCTATGGCATGGGGAGCAAGAAATTTCAAGCACAACTCAAGACTTTCGGCGTGGAGATTGAAGAAGATGAAGCCGCTCGTATTATCTCCGTATATCGGGAAACGTATCCAAGAATCCCTGAGTTATGGAAGCAAGCTGGGTTGGCATTAGACGCTATCGTAGCAGATGCAACGTGTGACGTGGGTAGAAAAGGTGTGCTGGTAGTAGAAGGCACTAAGGGCATCAAGCTACCCAATGGACTGCATATTAAATATCCAAACTTAAGAAAGCAAGAAACTGATGGTAAGAGTGAGTATGTCTACGACACCAAGAGAGGCAGAGCCATTATCCCCAACAGAATCTACGGTGGCAAAGTGGTTGAGAATCTATGCCAAGCGCTTGCACGAATCATCATTGGCGAACAAATGCTCAAGATCAACAAGAAGTACAAAGTAGTGATGACGGTGCATGATGCGGTTGCTTGCATAGTACCTGATGAGCAGGTGGATACAGCGAAAGAGTTTGTTGAGATGTGCATGCGGTTAAGACCCGAATGGGCAAGAGAACTTCCACTTAATTGTGAGAGCGGTTACGGTCAAAGTTATGGAGATTGTTAATGAGTGACTTATGGGAAAAGGCTAACAAAGTTAGCGAGATGGGCTACAAGGTAAATAGTGCTGCGAATATTGTAGAACTGGTTGCTGAAAGTATATCTGATGATATTAATAGCGGTGCATTGTGGGCGGCAGCAGATTTGCTAAAAGATTTAAGCGATAGGATTGAGAACCTAGCCTTAGACATCATGGCGATTGAACATGAACAACAAGTAGAAAAACCAAAAGGAAAAAAGAAATGAACAACTTAGACAATATTAAGTTACGAGACTTCTTTGCGGCGCAGATTATGAATGGCATTTGTGCTGGTGATTGGAAATTAGCTATGCCTGACGGCAAAACATGGGATGAAATAGCAGTGCGCCGTGCCTATGAGATTGCCGATGCCATGCTTAAAGAACGTGAGATTGACACAATATGAATGAGAACGATTTAAGGGATTGCTTTGCGATGTTCGCAATGCTGGGGTTATGTATGAGGGAAGAAGTAGCAGCGATTGGAAGTATCCCTGACATGGCTTATCAAGTAGCAGATGCAATGTTAGAAGCACGTAACCCAAAAGCAGAAGTAGGAATAAAAGCCGTAAGAAAGAAGAAAGAATCATGAGTTCGTGGTTAATAGCTTGTATTGGTGTTGTGTATACCGTAGTAGCAATTGATCTATTACGTACCGGACAGACGGGATTGGGGATTGCATTTATTGGATATGCAATCGGTAACATTGGATTATTTTTAGAGGCAAGGTAAATGGTTTGTGATTTTTGTAAGAACGCTAAAACAAAAGTTATAGATTCAAGATATTTTTATGACCCAAAAGACGGAAAGAATTATGTCGAACGAAGAAGAAAATGTACAGCATGTGAAGAAACCTTCACCACTGTCGAAAAGCGAACTTAATATGCTTCTTGAGGATGCACTGGCTACGTTGCAACTGGTAGGTGCATACGTTCCGCAATACAGTATTCTTGACAATGGTGCGGTTTACTTTTATAAAGACATGCCAAGCGCAGAACTACAACGATTTATAGAGGCGATTAAAAATGACGAAGGATACTGAGATTATTACTGGGGTGTCAGGCAAGCAGTATATGCCCATAGATTTTACTCCACCCCAACAGGATATGGTGAACAGTCCTGCTCATTACACAGTAGGTGGTATTGAAGTAATTGATTTTATTGAAGCTAAAGGTCTTGGCTACCACTTGGGTAACGCTATTAAATATATTGCTAGGGCTATGTACAAGGGGAAGTTTGAAGAAGATATTGATAAAGCCATTTGGTATCTACAACGAGCAAAGGAAAAGAAATGAAAAAGATAGTCTTAATTGGGTTGTTGTCTGTAGCGGTTAGCGCTATGGCATGTGAAACATATAGTATTTTTATTAACGGCAAGATCATGCTATGTACTGCATGTGGCACTGCAATTACTTGCGTAGAGAACTAATATGACCATAAAAGTATTCTCGTTATATTGGGATAACATTGACGACCGTATTCCGCACTACCAAAAGAAGGTAATGGATATGCACGGCATACCTATTAACCAGCACAAGATCAACGGGTTCGATCACGGGTCTTGGATGGATTGGGTAATGCTCCGTGAAGAACATACCGATGTCATTTTGTTTATGGATATAGATTGTGTAGTAGTAGCTAAGCACAATGTGGAGTCTATGCTACACCAAGCGCATCTTGGTACTTTATTTGGAGCGGCTGGCGCATCTAATCATTTAGATAAAGAGCGTGACTATGCTGGCGCATGGTTTATAGGTATCCCCCGCAACTATTGGATGGCACTAAACCAACCTTCATCCAAGCCAAGCATGTACTGCGATACCGCACAGAACGTAACAGACGCATGGAGAAAGTACAACCTGCCATTGCATATTGTTAATCCTAATACTGTAGAAGTCCCAAAATGGGATCTTCCGGGTAAACCCTTAGCTTATGGTATTGGCACTACCTACGGTGATATCTGTTACCACCTTTTTGAATCTAGGGAAAGTGATAATATCGAGCGCTTTGTAAACAAATGTAAAGGAATCCTTGGTGAAGCCATCTGAAATAAATACTAGTTCTGATAAAGAACGGGCGCATAAATACTGTTCCAACTTTTATGACAATGCCCTTGCTAAGTATAAAGATAAACCAATTAACCTATTTGAAATTGGTATTGATAGCGGCGGAAGCATCCGCATGTGGCGGGAATACTTTACGCAAGCTAAGATTTATTGCATGGATATAAACCAAGGAGCGGTGGGGTTTGTAAATGACATAGATGTAACTGCTCTAGTAGGTAATGCTTATGACCCAACCGTAATAGATACCTTACCAAACTTTGATATTGTTATTGATGATGGCCCACATACCGAAGAGAGCCAACTAAAGTGTTTAGATTTGTATATACCAAAGTTAAATACTGGCGGCATGTTAGTTATAGAGGATATTCTTGATGAACGGTCTGTAGATAAGTTTAAGTTACGAGTACCACTAAACTGCTACATCGAAGTACGAGATATACGCCCAAAATCAGGATTACCCGAAAGCATTTTATTTATAGTTAGGAAATAATATGGCAACTAAGATTAAAGCACCAGCATTAAAAGAAAAGGATACGGGCATTATTATTGAAGCCCCGTCTAAAGCATGGGCGCACGATCAGATTGAAGCTAAAGAACATATTAAAAAGAAAAAAGTTAAAGAAGGTTTTGTAACTTCTGAAGACAAGTTTGTTAAGCGTAAGAAGGCGGCTAAGATTGCTAAGAAAGCTGGACAAGTTAAAAAAGATGTTAAGAAGTTACATACTACTGACTTGCGTAAAGCAGAAGGCATAAAGAAAAAGGAAATCAAATGAAACTAATTCTTTTAGTTGCAACATTGATTCTTGGTGTTGGGCTTTATATTTCTTTTAAAGAGCCGGAAAGTACAGTATATGGTTGCATGGAAAAAAACCTTCCAGCTAAAGCAGAATTAGAGTGCCGCCATATCAGAGAGTTTAAGCGTCCACAGATGGAAGGTGGTTGCGTATACCAAGAGTCCCAAGGAAAGGTAATTAAGACATGCGGGTAATGGTAATCACCCCTACTACTGGAAAAGAAGAAATGAAACAGGCAGTGGAAAGCGTCAAAGCGCAGACTCTATCTACAGAACATTTGATTGTTTATGATGGATTAGATGCTTACCAAAAACGCATTTTTCCCGAGTACCCATCTATACTTTTACCCGAAAACGTAGGCGGTAATGGATGGTATGGACACCGAGTATATGCTGCTATACCTCTACTGGTGAACGCTGATTACATCCTGTTCTTGGATGAAGATAATTGGTTTGAACCAAACCACGTAAAGACAATGGTTAACAAGATTAAAAGCAAAGACCTAATGTGGGCTTATAGCTTGAGGAGAATATGCAATGAGGATGGAGAATATGTATGCGACGATGACTGCGAGTCACTCGGTCGCTATCCGACGTTTTACGATCACACTATTAATTTTGTCGATACTAACTGCTATTGTTTTAAGCGTGAGTATTTGGTTAACGTGGCGCATGCTTTCTATGGGCAGTGGGGCGCAGACCGCAAATTCTATAAAGCTGCCTCAACAAATCTGCCTGCCTTCGGATGCACAGGAGAGGCTACTGTTAATTACAGAGCACCCGAAAGATTACTTGGAATGTTTGAAGAAGGCAACAAACTAATGAAACAAGGCTATGGCGAACTACCTTGGAGAAAAAAATGAGTGATGGATTAAAAATAATCGTTGCAGGAATTGTAACGATGGTTGTTATATTTGGGGGGCTTGGCATGCTTATGGTCTCTTCAAACGAATACCAATGTAATAAATACAGCGAGGCAACAGGTCGTGAAATTAAAATGGTGGCACAAACTTGCTATACCAAGGTTCAAGGCGAATGGTATCCAACTAATCAAGTGAGGGCTATACAATGATTGAAACATTAGTTAAACCTCAAAAACTAGATAACGATGTTGCTGTTATGAAGATACTGCAACTAATGGGGCAATTAAGTCCTAACGACATTGCGTACGTATTAAAAGTATCAGCACAAGTTTATGATGCTATTGCATTGGGGGGAACATACAGTGAACGCAAATGAACTAGCTGATTACTTAGAAGACATTACTGATTGGGAAGAAAGCCCATATCGACAAGCAGCCACCATGCTACGCCAGCAACAAGCTGAAATAGAGGCGTTGAAAGCGAAGTTGGCTTATATGTTTGAACAGGAAATTAAAAGTGCAAGGATAAACAGATGAACTGGAAAGCATACGAGGAAATACATTTCAGCGACCAATACATCTTACGCTGGGTGCGTGAAGGCGATGAGTATGTAAACCACATCAGTAAAGAAATGATGGAAGATTTGCAGGATGTAGTGCGCCAGCAACAAGCTGAAATAGAGGCGTTGAAAGCTAAATTAACTATTTTGGAAACTTGGTGCGGTCAAACAAAACCATATCAATATCAAAAAGGAATGGAGAACTTGGCATGAGCAATGAACCAGTAGCGTGGATGTTTCAAGGTGCTTTTGACATTAGTACTTATGTTTCTTTTGAGAAACCTAATCCTGACATTTATCCAAATCCAACACCACTCTACACCCACCCAACAAAGACACTAACAGATGAGGAAATATGGAAGTTATGGCAAAAGCATTTAAGTGATGACATCCCTGTATTTGCTAGAGCAATACTAAGAAAGGCACAAGAG